CACTGACACCCATGTGACGGGCTATCCTTTGGGCGATCTGCGGGGCATTGGACATGACGATATTCAAATCCTGCCCACGCAGAACGCCCGTGGAGAGTGCCTGAGTCAGGTTGTACATGGTGGAAGATATTGCAGTGGCATCAGCACCCGCAATCTTGAACTGTTTGTTCAGCAATTCGGTAAATGCGACCGCTTCTTTCACGCTTGAGAAGGTATCACCCGTCTGCGCTTTCAAACTCGCAACGGTCTGCATCATCCCGATATACGAACCACGGGAACGCTGTGCCGCCTGATAGATAAGGTTTTGCAGTTCCGCTGTGGTCTGTAGCCCGTCATTGATGTTGTTCAGCCGTGCCTGTGTCATGGTCAGTTCATCAGACAGGTCAATCGCTTTCTTGATAAGCGTCAGCCCACCAAAAGCCGCAACGAGTTTTCCGATAGTCCCGGTCAATAGCTTTGCGGCTGTGTCCGTCTGTCGTATGGACTGCTCAACGACCCTCTGCGCCTGTGTGTTTTCGTTCAGCGTAATATTGAGGTTCACGGTCTGGTTGACCACGCCCCCCATTGCTTTTTCAATATCCCTGAGTGGTGCTGTGGCACGGTCTACCAGTTCATAGACTTCACGAATTCCTGCCATGTCACCTCTCCTTTCGCTTCTTCATTTCCTTCATTGCCATCTGCCAACAAAGGGTGATTTCACGGTCTGACATATCGGCAACAACACTCGGCGGCGTTCCGTGGTTTACGAACATATAGTAAGCAAGCGCACAGTCTGTCGTGAGGTTGTCACCCTCGATCAGTTTTTTGCTTCTTCCTCTTCCTTGAGTTTGGAATCCGGGTCGAAGCCGTTGAACTGCATGATCTCCTGCACAAGTGCGGTGTATTCGCCCGCCCGGAGCATCCTTGCCGGAACTGCTTCGGGGTCGATGCACCCGTATGCCTTGCACATCTCGGAATCAGCGAAATCGGGCTGAACGGTACAGGCAACGATCATTGCGTCCGTGTATGCCTTGCTGTCGAAGACATCCACCTTGTTGCCGTTCACATACTTGCCCTTCGTGTACTTTTTTGTCAGCCGCTGATTCTCTTCCTGAGACATGGGCTTGATCTCAAACGGAACGGGGTTGCCGTCCTCATCAAGAAACCTCTTTGAGACAATAACCTTCTTGGTTTCGTCCACTTCTACAGGATGTAAAAAAGCACTTAAAACGCCCATCTGTTTCCCCCTTATTCAAAAAAATGCGGGAGCCGAAGCCCCCGCCGTGTCAGTTAGTTACCAAGAGTGTCCGGGTTGTGGAAAGCATTAAGGACTTCCAGATTGGTGTAGGAGAAGGAAACCTCTTCCTCAAGCCACTCTGAATCTGCGTCCAACATGGATACCGGGACTTTGCTCAGTTTGCAGTTATACAGCGCAACGGTCTGCACCCCGACAGATGCGCTCGGATCATCGTTTGTCACCTGAATCGTGAAGTACGGGAGCCTCCCGGTCTTCAGATAGGTCTGAAGCATTTCGATGAAGAGCGGCGTTCCGTAATAGATGGTCATGGAACCCGTAAGGGTCACGCCTGTGGTCTTTTTCTGAACAAGGGTCGTGCCAACCACCTTAAAATCAGATTCCTGAAATTCTGCGTCAGACTGGAACTTCTTCAGGCTGAAAATCTCCTGATTCCTGCCGTTGACGGTCACAAACGCTTTCCCGGACTTGCCGTTTAAGGCGTCACGCTCAAGTAAAAAAGCCATGTATCAAGCCCCCCTTTCTTATGCGTTCACGGTAACGCTGACGGTTACAGCTACGTATATTTTTTCTACTGCGTCAATCGGCTGAATAGCAACATTGATGACCACTGCGTCAATGTCGTTGCCCGGAAGGACTTCCACATCCTCGGCGGTGAAATTCTGGATGCCGTTGTTAGCCATCATCTCGTTGAGATAGCCAATGATCCACGCCCGGAGCAATGCCCGTCCGTCATCATTGTTGTCCACCTTGCCGATGAAGTACGTTGCGAAATGCTCATAGGTATCATTGCAGAACTGCATGATGACACGCATCACACGGTTCTTCTTGAACTCAGCACCTTCGGTCGGGGTGACCGTGGTCTTGGTGTCGATATCAGAGCAGATTTTCACGATGCCGAAGTCATCAATAAAAGCGATCTGACCTGCCGCAATCGCCGCCGCAGTCTGGTCATCCGTCAGCTTCGGATTAGCTGACACAGCCGTGGGATACTGTGCATAAGTCAAGGACTGATAGTACAGCGCACCCGCTTCAGCACCCGCAAGCCACCACACCGCCTGTTTGTCATCCAGTGTGGAACCGTCCGCAAGGTTAACGCCGTTGTAAGCGGAGATAACATACTTGCTGTTGATCCCGGTGAAGTTGCCCACGACAAGCTGACACTTGCGCCCGACAGAATCATTCATGCGCTTAATGAACGCCACATAAGCGTCCACCACGGTCGAGTCAGAACCGTCATACGCCAGAATGTCGAACGTATACGGTTCGATAGCCGTAAGGAAAGCCGCATCATCTGCCGCCGAAGTGGTGGGGTCAACGCCGCCTGTCAGTGCAGTTCCCGCAGTTGCAGAAAGAGCAGTGTCCGCAGTTCCGCTGAACGTGATCCAGTTGTTGTTCGCAAGGTCACCGATAACGGAACCTGTCTGGATATCGACCACAGCACCGTCCACGATGGTCTGAACCTCGAACACGCCCTCTGCGTCCGGGTCAGCGATGACAGCCACAGTGATGTCATTGCCCCTTGTCCCTTCATACAGGGCAGTTACAGTGAGATCGCCGATGGTAGCCGTAGCCTGTACGCCGCCTGTTCCTGCGTATCTGTACAGCAGAATCTGAGTGGGGCAGGAAGTGGTATCCGTTCCCCTCATCATCTCCCGCAGGAACTGCGCCTGTGTGGTGCTGATGTTATAGCCGACAAAGGGCGTGACATCCTGCCCGGGGGTGATTACCACAACCTCACCGGGTGCGCCCCACGAAAGGGCTTTTGCAATGGCTACGATGCCCTTATCTCCCACGTTAGCCGTCACGTTGGGCTGTGACTTGACATTGATGTAAACGCCCGGAAGGACTTTTGACTGTCCGACCCATGTTCCACCTGCCATAGATCATTCTCCTTTCTTCAGAACGGCATCCAGTGCCGCCCTTGCTTCTGTAATGGTGTAAAAGGGCTTCACAAGAATGACCCTTGCGAAGTCCTGCTGATAGCCCGCAAGGGCTTTCGACTTCAGGAGCCGTTCCGTCTGGTAAACGGCTTCAGGGTTCTTTGGTTTCGACATTTGTCTCCTCTTCCTGCATGGGGATATGCTGTACAGCTTTTGCAACCCGCTGTTTAATGTGCAGTTTATAGTGCAATTCCTGATCCTCAATGCTCCATTCCCTTTCGTGGGTGTGAAGCGGAACGCTTTCGCCATCTGCCGTATAAATAACGGTATCCATCAGCACATCAAGGTCATCCGCTACGCCGTGAATCTGTGCATATGCGTTCGGCGTATTCCTTGCCTGTACGAATACGATATCAAATGCGGTGTCACGCTTGTCCCACCCGTCTATCTGGTCGGTGATGGAAGAGGGCATCAGGAACACGAAAAAGCAGGGGTATGTTGTCCCCTGCTGTGTGGGTGAGTCGTACACAGGCACATCCGGGAAAGCCCCGACAAGCTGTGACGCTATGCTGTTTATCAATCCTCTAACTGTATAGGTCATTCGCTCATCGCCCTTCTCACTGCGTCCTGTAGCATATACCGCATAGTGGTCTTATACTTGCCCGTTGCTTTTTCCGTCATGTACAGACCGGGAATATAGCTTGTTTTCGTGCCTACCATCAGACCGCCCGTGCCATCAGGTTTTCCAACGAGCATCCCGTTTTCAATAGCCACATGGGTGGTGAAGTGCTTGTCCATGCGGTGACCGTCATTGACATAGGACGCATACTGCTTGTTGTTGCAAAGCATTGTGGTGATGGTTTCCCCGGATACAGTCGGCGTGGTTTGGCTATCAGTAGCCCATGACTGCGACATTTCCCCCGTCCGGGTGTTCACGCCCCTGATGGGTGCGCCGCCGTTCGGGGGTGTATGTTCTGTTGCAGTCTCAACCGCCGCCACTGTAGCCACTTCAGCGGCTTCAATTATGATCTCCCGGACTTTTGCGCCCGCTTTCTGCAACCGCTTCAAATACCGCCTTGTCTCAGCCCCGAATCCTGCCATATCATCACCCCGCTATGTTGTCAGCGTGTAGCCCGACCTGCAAATGCTCAAGCCCCGTCATTGCTCCACCCACGGGGTCGAAGTATGCCACGGGCTTTGAAGCGATATAGCGCACGGGTTCAAGACCTCTGCCAAGTGCGCCGCCCCGTGTGATATACAGCGTGTCACCTTCCCGCACATCCGTATTGATGTCGCAGGACAGCTTTTCATCTGCCCGGATCGTTGCCTCTGTCGCTCTGCCGTTCCAGTTGTTGGTCTGATTGCTGTAGACTCGACACGGAACACCTGATGCAATGAGGGATAAATCCTGCGTGGTGATGCCGTCCGTTACGGTATTGCCCACCCTGTAGATGTCCATAAGGTCGGTATACCATGATGCCATCATGTACATCCCTGCACCCCCTTAAATGGCGTACATCCCGGCGATACCGATCATCCGTGCCATCGTGGCAAGCTGAGAACCGTACCGGGTGAGGTTCCATGTTCCCCACTTTTCCGTCCCCGCATTGGTCGCAGTGTTGTCATAGCTTAAGGATGTATCACCAAGAGTCGCAGTCTTTACAGTGCCGACATTCCCAGAGTTTGCCGCCACAGCCGCAGGGGTTGAACCGTCCGCATAGGTCTGCAATCTCAGCGCACACAGGTGCGCCATGAACAGACCCGCCGCAGTCTCCCAATCACTGCCCCATCTGCTCGGAAGAATCGTGTTGTTGCAGGATTCCAAGAACCGCTCAAGAGTCGCAGTTGGTAGCATGGGCGTGTAAACATCCCCGCTTTTCGTGTAGAACTCCGGGAAGTCTGCCTGAAACTGTTCAATGGTGTACGTTCCCCTCTCGCCGGGTGCGGCAATGTTTGCCGCTGTCCGTTTTACTCCCTCAAAAAGCGGGATCATAGGATTCATCGGTATCCCGTTAATCGGATACATAGCCGCTCCCCCTTTTATTTTACGATTTGACCCGCTTAGAAGCCCGTTTAACGGGTTTTGCCGCTTCGGTCGTGGATTTATCCACCTTCGGCGCATCCGGGCGAATATCGGCGTTTAAAGCGGCTTCTGCGGCTTTCTCTTCTGCCTTGTAGATGTCCTTCTCCGCAGTGGTTGCCGGGGTCATAATGTCCCCGCCCTTCACCGCCAGTTTGAACAGCGGCAGTTCAGCAAGATAATCCGGGGCTTCACCCATGTAGTCCTTTGCCACCTTGTAAAACGTGCCGTCCGGGAGCCTGAAGATGAAATTCTTTTTGCTTACGATAAACATTCTGTTTCCCCCTTATAAACAGGCGGCAGGTTTCCCCGCCGCCGCTGTGGTTGGTTTAGATGCCGTCAACGTAGATGATCGGCTGAGTATAGAAGACCTCAACCTCAGACACGTTGCCCGCATAAGCGGTGTCATAGGAGAACCGCTCTGCGTTCGGGGTGGTCATGGCTCTGGTCAGCGGGACGAGTTCGTCCATAGCGATGTACCGTTCCTTGTTGCAGTACACCACCATTCTGTCAGCACCGCCCGCACCTGCGCCGTCACACCACGCAGTAGCACCGATAAACAGGTCAACGCCGTTCTGCTTCGCCACGTTGTTCTCAAGCAGGAACGTGAGAATGGTCTTTTCGGCAAGCTGACCGATCCGGGTGGTGGCGATGTAGTTGAACTGCTCATAAGGCATGATGATGTGGTTCGGGATGGCATCCAGATCATAGCCCGCCGCCGCCCATGCGGTCAGGATAGCGGTGTTGATGTCTCCCAGAATCTGATCCGGGGTAATGGCAGTGAAGTTGCCCGTTGCAGAAGTGATGCTGACGTTCGCATTGTTCACCAGACCTGTCGTGCCGTACCGGGCGAAGCCAACATAGGTGTTTTCGTCCATGTGCTTGTCGTAGGTCATACGCAGACCGTCACGGAGAAGCTGATCGAGGTTTCTGCCCGTGACATTCCCTCTCTGCATATCCACCCAGAAGATGCGGGTTCCTGCGCTGATAACATGGGTCTTCCATAAATCCTTGCCGAAGTTCGCCTGAATCAGCGGGATGCCGTCAGTGCTTGCGGACTGGATCAGGTTGTCACCAGAACCCCCGGTGATACCGTAGCCGACATTCATTGCGCTCACATATTCAGCCCAACCGCCGCCGACACGGATCGGAATGTCACGGGTGTAGGTGAAGGAAGTAAGCGGGGTGCGGACGAGCATATCCCTCTTCTCCAGTTCGGAAGTCAGGAATGCCTGTCCAGATGCGATCCCTGCCGCATCCATAGCGAAGGGCTTAGAGCCGCCCTGCATCGTGTTTAAATCAAAAGTTCCCACGTTCTGGAATTTTGCCATGATGTTTTCTCCTCTCTTTCAGATTATGCGTGAAGGGTCTCAAGGATGCGGATTTCCGCAACGCCGTTGGCATCAGCCGCACCCTTCCACTTGACGTTGGTCAGCTTCACGCTGTTGGTGGAATCAGCCGCCGCTTCAAAGCCGCCGACCGGGCTGTTGGGCTTGCTTGCGTTTGCGGTGATTCTCAGGTACACATCACCGTCAAGTGCGGGAGTGCCGTTGGTGCAGAGGACATTGACACAGCCCCTCTTGATGACCGGGACAGCATCATACTGGACGTAAGAACCCTCATTCTGGTTCAGGTAGTTGGTTGCGCTCTTGACCTCACGGACAGCAACGCCAACGAAAGCCGCCGCAGTGTCACCAGTTGCCGCAGTGCGGACAACGCCGTTCGATCCGTAAACAACACCTGCGCCGAAAGCGATTGCGCCACCTGCCGGGTGAGTATCAATAATAGTGTCAGGCTGACGGGAGTAAGAACCCGCATAGCCGTGGAACATAGATTTTCCGATAACCTGATTAGTCATGGTTGTTTATTCTCCTTTCTTGTTGAGGTGGGGATTTCTGGCATCGTACAGAGCCTGAATGGCTTCGATGTCAGTTGCCGGGGACTTGCCCTTCTGTGCGGCGTTCTTTGCCGCCGCCTGTGCGATCTTTGCCGCATCAGACACAGCCGCAGGACGCTTCACAGCAGACAGCAGGGCATCCGTGACCGCCTTGCGCTGTGCTTCGTCCGTGATAGCGGCGATAGAGGAACGCATGGAAAGGATAAGGCTCTTGGCAGTCTGTGCATCCATTGCATCGGTTGCACATCCATCCTCTGCCTTTTCTTCCTCTGCTTCGTCCATCTCTTCAGCCGGGACAACGTGCGCCTCTTCCTGCTCTGCGATGCCCTCGTCCTCTGCGCCGGGTTCCGTTGCGGGTTCCTCATCGGCGGCGGGTTCTTCGCCCTTGATTTCCTTGCCGATAGTCTCAAGCGCAACGTCCAGAGGATCTTTGTCCTCTTCGGGATCAGCTTCGGGCTGTTCCTTCTGCGGTGCGAGTGCGGCGATGACAGCATCAGCAATCGCCTTTGCGAGTGCGTCTGCGTCAATCGCAGGAGCGGGCTTTGCGTCCTCTTCCGGGATGGGTTCGCCTTCGGGTTCATGCTCCGGGGCGGTGTCCTCATCCATCATGATTGCGGCATCCTGTGCGATCCTTCGGATTTCCTCTTCAGATTTGCCGTTCGCCGCCAGACCGAAAAGACTGAGAAAACTTGCTCTTTTGCTCATGGGTTTACAGTTCCTTTCTGGCGGTTCTGCCGCCTGTGTTGTATTTGAGTCCATGATTGCGGCTTTGTCCCCGGCTCTTCCTTCGGGGACAAGCGCAACATGGTTGCCTCTGATTTTTCTCTGCGTCAGCGTTCCGTCCTCGGCTTCTTCGTATTCCACTTCGTAGCCGCAGGAAATCTGCCGCTTGCCGTCACGAATAGCCTGAATGGTGGCGGCATCGTGAACGTGGATGTCAGCGATCAGGAAATCCTTGAATTCCCCTGTGCCACGCCGCACGTTCTGCACATGACCCTTTTCGTATGCGCTGACGTTGTCGGGCGTGAGCATGACGGGCGGGTGGTCATCCGTGAAAGGCTTTCCCTCAAAAGATGCCATAGCCGCAGGGTCAAACACTTCTTCTTCCGGGCGGTTGACCGTGACCACATCCTGTGTATCTTTGCCCACTTCAGTCCCTAAATAATCCTGAGTGCCTGTGCGGGCTATCGGGACATTTCTGCAAATCAAAAAGCCCTCGCCAGTTTCTAACTGGTTGGGGCTTATCGTATAACCGTAATAAGTTATCATTGTTTTCCTCTCTCTCTGAACGCCTTAAGCCATGAACGGTATGTATCATCATTCAGCTTTTTATGCTTCTCAAAGGTTTGGAATGTTCGTGGGAATCCGGGGATACCTGCGCCCATGTACTTTTCAAACTGCTTCACGTTTGCCCGGTATTCTGCCCGGTTCCGTTCCTTCTGTTCGTACTCTCGTTTCTGCCGCTTTGTTCTTTGGTCGATGTCGAACGGTCTTTTATTCGGGTCGCTAAACTCCCGCATCCGTTCGATTTCCTTCGGTGTCTTCCCCTTTTCCGTCCACAAAACTATGCTACATAAGCAGTTAGGATGCAAGTTAAGGAACGAATTGGTAAGACTGTCAGCACCCGCAGGATCTATTTTCCCAAAAGCCGCAGTCAACGGCGGGTAGAAGGGTGATGTTCCGCTCTTGCTGTACACCCTGCCGCCGTATGCGCCGCATATACGGCACGGAACGGAAGAATTAATAATCTTTACCAAATCGTGGTCATCTTCCGTTAAAACAGCCGCCACCTGCGCCTGTCGCACCGTTGTACGCACAGCCATGTTGCCATAGCTTGAAAGACTCCATTCATGTCCTGCCTTGTCCACGAAAGCGGTGATGCCTTGCTCCTGTACAGCCCGTATGATCTCTTCTGTTTTGCTCAGTGACCCACGCCCTTCCGCAAGGGATTCAGCCGCCTTTTCTATGACCGTATCCCGGAAGGGGTCAGACTCAAGCCGCCCAACAAGGAACAGCTTTGATGCCGTTGACTGGTAAGCTGTCTCAGCCATTTCATCCACTTGACCCAGAAGGTTGTCGACCAGTATCTCGACAGCCCGTGACCGTGCAGGATTAATCAACGCCTGTGCGGCGGCATAACCTGCGACCGCTTCTGCACCCTGATAGAATTCGTGTTCTATCATCAGTGGTACATACTTTCCCGCATCACCCTTCATTCGCTCAATGGTCTTGCGTACCCGTGCAAGGGCGGCAACCTCGGCATAATCCACATACCCCTGCCCCCGCTTGCGGGCTATCTCCCGGATCAGCTTCAGTTCCGTCTGCCGAAACAACGCAAGCAGATACGCTTCTGCGCCGTTTTCTGACGGCGGTACGATGACCGGGGGCATTTATACACCTTCAGCCGTTTCGGGGCTTGTAGGGGCTTCTGGCGGGCTTGTAACGGGTGTATTGAACAGTCCCGCCATAGGGTCAAGCATCTGCTGTGAAGAAGTAGCCGTCACCCCTTCGCCCTGTTCTATCAGTTCGTCCGGGATGGTAGTAAATGCACCCGTTTCTTCTTCCATCGCTTGCAGTTCCATGCGGGCAGTTTTCTGGTCAAGCAGGTCTGCCTGATAAGCCTGTACCACCGCATTGGTGCGCTTCTGAATGACATCGGCGTTCTCTGCGGCTGTGGGCGTATCCATCGGCGCAAAGTCAATGTCAAGGTCATCGGGAATCTGTCCCCATGCGGACAGCGCAAGCAACGGCAGGAGCCGTTCTATGATGCCCCGGAAGGAAGTGTCTCTGATCGTGTCAATGAAATCGTAATAGTTCTTCAGGTCGCTTTCCCCGGTTGCGTTCATCCCTGCCGGGCTTCTGCCGAACAGCTTTGTTACCGGGATTCGTGCCGCTCCGCTGACATCCATCATCATGCGGTCATACACATCAGCAAGACCCGCAAAGCTGTATGACTGCTGATGCATCACATCGCCCTTATTCACGATGCGTGTGCCGAAGTTGGATTCCATGATGGACTGCGCCGCCATCACATTCCAGAAACGCCGTTGCATTTCCGTGTTGGCTGTGCCAAGAAGTTGGTCAAGCCCGTCTGTCTCCATGTATGTGACATTCGCCCGGAAGGTCAACGAAGCCATGTTCGCCGCCACGTTGTCATGTCTGACCAAATCCTGATAAATGGCTTCGACTTCCGATTCACCCCAATACAGTTCTGTCACCTGCTCAAGCCACGGCAGTTCCCTGCCGATGAAGCGTATGATTCTGCTGTGGTGTACGTTTGCCACCATGTAGCCCCGTTCCTCATCACGGATGGTGTAATAGTCGGGCAAGCCGAAGTCAGCGTCATCCGGGTCTGTAACGATTGAGGTGGAAGGATATACACCCGTCCATCTGTCAAGGATCAAAAGCCCTTGGAAGGAATCGGGCGTGACCATGTCCATGTCAAGCGGCTTGCTCATATCATCCTGACCCTTTATCATGATGACCCCCGCCGCACCTCCGTACAGCCTTGCCCAGTACATTCCCCGTTTGATGGATTCCCGCAGGTGGGTCTTTCGTTCAAGCCTGTTCCACTTGTCCAGATATTCCGGGTTGACGCTTGTCTTCAGTTCGTACCACTTTCGGGTGACATCATCAGGCACAAGCGCAACGATGTTCTGCACGACCCAATTCTCCCGGTAAAGGGTCGTCAGCAGTTCATAGTTCTGCGTCATCCGTGTGGGTGTGTACTGCGTTCCCTGCATCAGGTCGAACGTGCCGAAGCCAAGCCGGGCGGCAGGATTGCTGAACGCATCCGTTGTCGGTGTTTTATTCTTTTTTCGTCTGCTCATGCGCTCACTCTCCAATCTGGCAACACTGTATTTGTAAAGTAGCGTAACCCATCGCAACCGTGGTCTTGCATCTTTACGGGCTTTTCCTCTCCACGTTCTGCGGCTTTCGCATCCCACACATATGACCGCAGTTCACGGATTAATCCTTCACATCTGCGGTGTATATGCAGTTTGTTCTGCGTGAATAGTGATGACACCACCCGGATGCCGTCCAACACATCGTTGTCACCTTCACGGACATAAAAGCCCCTCTGCCGCAGTTCCGTAATGAAACTCTTTGCAGAAGGGTCAACGATAATCATGCATTGCAGTGCGGGATCATCCGTCATGAATTCCTGCATTGCGTCCGCATACTCTGAGTCTGTTTTATTCGGCGTGGGGAGCCGTTGTGCTTCATCGCTCTTTGAATCCCACCGCCATTCGTTCTCGACCCATATATCCCGCCCGTCATCCCGGATATCCAGAAAGACGCATGGGTTCGTTGTGCCGTAGTCAACGCCGATATAGCGTGTTGAGGTATTCAGCATCGCCATCGGACGGGTGTCATCATCATACAGGTGTGATTCGTTGAACATGGAGTATATCAGCCCTTCAGCGACCGCCCACAGCCCTTTGATGAATCGCAGGTAAAAGACACCACTATACATGTTGCGGTATCTTTCTTTGATCGCTTCTGACAGGCTTGTGTTGTCATCCATCGTGAAATGGAGAAACAGCAGATTCTTTTCCTTTGCCTTGTCTATCCATCCCACTTTAAACCAGTGAAGCGGTGACTCCGGGTTGCAGTTAAACCACAGCTTTGACTCTTCAATGGAGCAACGCCCGGTTGCTTGGTTCACGAACGACTCAGGCATCAGTGCGACCTCATCGAAGTACGCACCTGCGGCGGTCATACCTTGTACAAGGCTCTGTGACGCTTCGTCCTTACCGCCGAAGATGTAGAAATCATTCGTTTTAGACCCTCTACAGACCCGTAAGAGGTTGTCAGATGCTCTCCATGTAAAACTGTAGCCCCTGCCCGGTAAAATCGCTTTAAGAGGCGTTAAGACGTTCCTCTCAAATGATTTGACAGTCTTGCCCGCCATGATGAAGTTTTGCTCGTTGAACGTGGACATTGCCCACATGACGAACGACAATGCCATAGCAACAGTCTTCCCGGAACGGATAGCACCGTCCGCTATGATCCCGTCAGCATCCTTCACCGGGCTGTCAGGTTGCCACCAGTTGAACAGCATCAATTGTCTTTCAGACAGGGGTTTCCACTTAAACATCTGTCTTCCCCCATGTCTTTTCTGCGGTTCCCTTAATGGCATCTAAGAAACCATCATCCGGGATGTCTGCCTGATTCCGTAAGCCCTCTTTCAGCTTTTCGATTTCCGCTTTCAATTTCTCAATTTCAAGCTGATCTTTTTCTTTTTGAGCTTTGTACTTCGTCAGTGCTTCAAAGGCTTTCGGGTTTCCCCGCTGTGCGGCTATGTACATCCCGGCAACTGCGGAATATTCCATCGTAGTATCGCCGGGGTCGATTCCCGTGAGGTCAACGCCGCCACGCTTCAAAGTACATTTACCTATCTCGTTCAGCGGCATTTGACCGATCAGGTCTATCAGTTCGGCAATATCCTTTCGCTTGCGTCTTTTCGCCGCCGAAGCCTTGCCCATCTTTGAAGCAAGTTTTTTGCGTTCTTCCGGGGTACGTTCGGAGTTGGGTATCAGATTCCCCTCATTCACGGGTCATCACCGCCCCGCCGTTGTCGGTAAATATATCCGGGATATCTGCACCCGGCTCAGACCAATACATTCCGACACGGTTTATAATGCTGTCGAACTCTTCCCGGTCGTGCGGCACGGTTATGTACATCGGTTCACCGTCTGTATCACGGATGCCGATGTGTTTCAGTTCATGCCACAGCAGTACCTTCTTCTGATTGGTGGTCAGCCCTACCACATTCGGCTCATAGATCACAATCAGAAAGTCTAATGAGAGCAGTTCAGCGTATATATCAGGGACTTTGATACACTGCCCCAAAACGTGGTTACTGCCATCGTGCTTCTCTCTGAATGACTTGATAAAGCCCACACGAATGTCAGCCTGTTTTATCATCAACAGTTCCGGGACGGCATCAATGACCGCATAGGCTAATTCACGGTATTCGTCAGATAATTCATATTTACATGGCATACACGGTCACCCCCTTTCATGGTCTGTTTCACCCACGGCGGCAGGGTGATGTGCCGCCGGGAAGGGAGAAACAAAAGAAAGCACCGCAAGAATCCTCACAGTGCTTTCATGTTGCCATAATATCACCTAAAAACATCCCGTGATTACGGCAATTTATATCCTCATTGACAATTCATAATAGAATTTTCGCCGCATCTGGTAATACAGGTCTTTGCCGCAAGGGATTCCCCTCTGTTCCAGAACGTAGAACGGGAAGTCAAAGCACACACCTTGAACTATCCACCTTCCGTATGTCTCGCCGCCCACTTCTTCGGCGATACGGTCAACAAGGTCTTTCTTCCGGGACATTTCAGCCCGTTTCACTGCCATTTCTGCTGTTGTGTCGGACAGGTTGGAAGTCTGTACCGTATCCTTGTCATACGACACCCCTTTATTGGAGTTCGGTGCTGTTGACAGTTCAGCAAGCCACAAAGGGTACTGCTTGCAGAAATGCACCGCCGTCAAAAATGTCTCTTTAGGGATGTAATACTTACTGTTCGGTGTTGGTAACCATCGCTGTGACATCTTTACCCCCCGTTTGAGACAATTTTATCATGTCGGCATACTGAAAATCTTGTTATTTTATGTCGAGTTTTCATGCGGTCTTTAAACACCTCGTAAGCAGGTTTTCATACAGTTCCTGATACACAGCCGCCCGTGTTGTCGCTTCGATTAGTTCCTTCGCCTGTGCTTCGGCAAGGTCTGACAATTCGCTGATATCATCCTCATGGTCTGCATCGTCATCGTTGGAGTATTCAAAGCCAAGCGCAGTCTTGACTGCTTCTTGTGCCGCCGTCAATTCTTCTTCGGTTGCAACCCGCACAAGCTGTATGTCGTTTGTGCCGAATGAAACATGGTCAAGCCTGTAGGGGTTGGCGTACATCTGCGTTCCGCACATCACCGGGATGCAGTTTGACATTTCCCGGGCAAACAGGATCAGTCCTGTTAAGACATAACCGTCATTCGCCAATACCAACAGTTTCTTTTCCACCGGGCTACCCTGCCTTGTTGCTGTAATAATGTCACCCACGTTCCAATCCATGCGCTCCCCCTTTTCGACATTTACCAACGCCGCCCCCGCTGTGGGGTCATAGTACCTTTCCGCATTGCGGTGAAATTCACTTGCCATCTTCGTTCCATCCCTTCAGTTCGTCCCGGATTTCCCGGAGCAGTACCAAGCACTCCTGCACCGCTTCTCTTATCATCAGCAGTTCCTGCGATTGCAGATCAGTCATGTTTACCCCCTGTAATCAATCCCGGTTTTTTCATACAGTTCCTGCGTCAGCGTGTCAGCATTAAAGTCACCTGTGCTGAATCCTGACATAGCTTCGTCAACGGCGTTGAACAGCCTTGACAGCCGTTTTGCCCCAAAACCGTACAGGTCATGCATCTTGATCCCGAAGAAGTAGTACATACACAAAGCCATCCCGGAAGAATGTTTCTTTGTTATGTTTTCATAGTACCTGTCAATCTTTCCGGGCTGATGCGGGGCGGCAAATACCGCCACGCTTTTCCCGGTTCTTTTCGCTTGCCGCTTTGCCCTGCGCTTAAGACTGCCGCTCATCCTTGCACCTCTTTCAGCGGACACAGCGCATACTGTTCTTCAAAAGTATCCTTCTGGTTGCCATCTGGAATTAACACGCAATCCCAGTCATAACAGAGCGGGCATGATTCACAGTCCTTCGGCTTTTCCATGTTCTCAATCAGTACCATCGTCATCCACCTCATACAAATCTGAATACAGTTGCGTTATTGTTACTGCACCCTCGCTAATATCTACGATTTCTTCCCTGATTGCGTTTGCGAATTCTCCACTCTTCAACCGCTCAGTCATTTCATTCAGTGAAAGCATTCCCGGTACACGTTTAATGTCAAAGTCAATTTCGATCTGTGCAACGTACCTACCCTTAATTCTGCTCATCCCGTCCCCCTTCCATATCATTCGGTCTTATCAGAGGAGTGTATCCAAGCTGTAAACATTTCATCATTGCAAGCTCCTTCACATCTTCGGGCATTGATGTAATGTATTGCACCGCTTTGTAT